AACCCACGAAGAATGCGTTGTTAGTCACATTTCTTACTTGCTCATCTTCCTCTAAGGTTTTCATTTGTTTATGAATATCAAGTAGGTCTTTGTTGGCTTCGGTTGCGGTCTTAAGAAGTTGGCTGACCACTTCGTAGGCTCTTGGGCTGTCGCTCTCTGAGGCTACTTTGAGAATACCATCTATGGCTTCTTTGCTATAGTCAATCACTTCTTTTATGTTTTCGCGGACTTCGCCATAGTCTTTACGCTGTTCAATCTTTTTTCGTTCGGGAAACTTTGAAAGATCAATTTCTACAGGTTTTCGCAACTCGCCCGTGACCTTGGCGGGATCTTTAACATTATGTGTCGTATCCCGCACCTCCGTAGGCTCTATGTTTAAAGCGTTTTCAAGTGGATTTTGTTCTTTATCAGCCATCTAAGGTCGCTCCTGTGATACTGAGTCTGTTTGGATATTGGAAAATATCAGTGGTCACACCAGCCACGGAAGGCAATGAGTTCGCACCGCTCGGACCAGTGATGCTGGAAATGATGCGTGAGGCGGCGGCAGTCGGTCCTGTGATACCATCATCCGTAAAGAATGAGTTGAATACAGTGACATCAGAAGTTTTGATATACTTCGCTGTCTTGGTTGGTGAGAACACAAATGTGTGTGCTGTGAAATCAATAGTCACAATAACAGAGCGTTGCTCGGACGTATCACCCTCGTATTGAATCTCTGGACTGACTGAATTGATTACAATCGGAACATCAATCTTAGTATTAAAGTCGGAAAAGTTTATTGTAACAGTAAACTCTGGGGTGAAGTATGGAACGATCTGCTCAACAATTTGTAAGGCATCGTCCATTGTGCGAGTTGCAATAGACAATTGAAATCCGACCAAGTATGGAACCTCTGCGAATTGTGTCTGAACATTTGTCCCGTCCGCAGTTTTGATACTTTTGTAGACTGTGTTTCTTTTTCTAGTTCCATCATAATTTATAGAGAGAATATTGAATCCCATTCTAGGTAAAACACTTGCGATTCCTGCCGCGTCAGTTTGACCCTTTGTATTAGGAAACTCATTGAGCATTCTCAAGAATTTTTCTTTAGGAGCAAATGTAATCGGAACCAATACTCTTTTATTAACTGACCCGTCTTTGTTTCTTCTGACCACAAAAATCTCATCAAACAAAGTGCCGAAGGCAACCACTGTTTTGCGAATAGTCTCATTGTAAAATGTGGTAAACATTATAAGTCTCCCTCACTAAATGGATCTGTATCTGTAAAGTCCAAGAAACCTGATGCTTCAAATTCAAGTTCAAGATTGTTCTCGAATGAGTCTTTGACAAAGAAATCGTTCGTAAGACCAATAGAGGATACATCGTATGTTGCACCAGAACTGTTTCCAAAAATATTTCTTGGGTTTTCAAGTAACCCTGCAACAAGAGTTGCCTCAACAGTTTTATCTGCTGAATTCCAATTTACGACATCCAGCGTTGCCCCAGTTGCTCCAGAGGTATTGTAAAGATACGCAATTTCCCCTTCGGTAAAGTTTCCGACACCAGTGCCAAGTTGGGCAAAAACCAGTCGAGTGTATACGTCTGCCGTGGCTCCGTCAATAACATCGAATCCGGTGTCCATGTCCTCACCAGAGTATTTGAACATGCTACATTTTAAATCATAAGTAAAAATTTTACCGAACGAGTGGAAGTCTTTATCTCTCTCAACAAAATTAATTTCAAACAGACCATTGGTCAAAGGAAAATAAACAAGGTCGCCCTCTCTTGGATAGGTGTAATCTTTGTCGGCAAAAACTTTGAGAAATCTTGTTCTGGAAACTGACAGTGTAATTTCATCTTTGATTTCCAAACCAAACTGAGACATGATTTCGCCTTCGCCTTCAAAGCCATCATAACTTTGAATATACATCTCAAGTTCACGACCATTTTCAAACTTAGGAAGTCTGTCCTCACCAAAAATTTCATCAACATTTACGAGCGATCTTGGAATGTAAACCATGTCCATTCCGTGAATCTTGATCGACTCTACCACAAGATCATCAACAAGCCGTTGTTCGGCTTTATTTTTAAACTTGTTGAAATATTGATTCGTAGCCATTTATTACCCCGTGAAGAAATCTGGTGGAAGTTCGTATTTGTCTTGGAGGGTATCTTCGATTCTTTCCATCTCCTCGTTACCTTGTGAGACAAGGGCTTGTGCGTCAAACTGAACATTACCCGGAAGGTTAATGCCTTGATATTTGATAAGATTCATTCCCCATTGTTTTCTAAAAGATGCAGTAACGTATCTCTTGAGAAGAATATCGTTGTATGCCTCGGTATAGGTATCCGGATCAACGATCACATAAGCGTCAATGACGATAAAATCACCCACCTCAACAGTTTCAGACCAATTCATATCAATGTATAACTTATTTGTCACACGACTAAATCTGAGTTGTTTTTCTGGAGACAGAAAATCTGACAAAAGATCAATATATGTCTGAGTGATATAATAATTTGACATGTCGCCCATGCTTCTCATGCCATAGAGGTCTTGAAGAGCAGTTTGATATCGAATACTAAACATATTTGTCCCTGAGCCGCCGTCATCAAACTGAAAAACTTTAGTTACAGTTTCAATTTTAGTGCCGTCTGCTGCTTGTGGATAATCATTAGGTCCGGTTAGACCAATGGAGTCTGTGTCGATAAATCCATTGTCGATGTCAGTTTGAGTGATTTCGTATTTAAATAATGCACGCTCAGTGCCGTCAAAATGATACTCTTGAAAAATCTGAATCGCGTCGTCCAGAGCGTCCTCTAATTGAGCGTCATCGACATTGATTTCGATTACTGGTGCGCCTAACTTTCTTAGTGCATAATCTTTCAGTTCTTCTCTTGATGAAGGTTTGGACATTTAGTGCGCTCCTTTTCCTCTTATATGTATTGGAACGTGGCTTCCTATACCTTCTGGAAAAGTTACTGTTTATCAAGGAACGTAATCCGGAGAGTTCGTGCTAATGACATACTGAACTTCGACAAGATTTGGTTCAACCTCGTTCTGACATGCGTAAACGACAGCAAATCCTCTTCTATTATCGTCATTTAGGTCTGTCAGGTCCACAACACAATTAAACTCCTCTTTGAAGTTTCCGGTTCCGTTGAATTCACAATATTTTACCTGATTTACATTAAGCCCGCTCACAACGGTTCCATTTGAACCATCACCATCTCCCGCATTAATATCAGACATTTCTGTGAGCAATGATGTGAAATGGATTTTAGTCGCTTTAGAGGCACTGCCACCTTCCATAGTAATTTTTGCAGTAATATTATACTTTCTATTACCTGCAAGGCAAAGCACATCTCCCTGACTCGTGAGACTACTAGCAGAGGGATCGGGACATGGTTTTGGTAAGAATCTATCTTGACCACCGGGAGTTGCAGAGCCATTGAAACTCGAAGTCTCCTCACCATTAAGAGTTGTGAATACTTCCTCTGTTGTTAAAGCACCAGTCAAATCCAAACCTGTGATAGACGCAGATCCTTGAAGTGTGTATGAGTTCTGAGTAACGGGCAATCTCCTAAACTTTGCTACGTTTGTTTTTGCTGTTGCTGTATCATTAAATTGTCTAAATAAAGTCACTTGATCAAAGTAATCAATCAAAGAAGAGTTAGACGGTGATGCCGTCGCCCCCATAGCCTTTGCACCACCCCCACCAAACTCAAGACCATCAAACATTACACCCGTGATTAATGGACTAGCATCACCACCGCCACCACCAGTGGCGGTTGAATTGATTGTGTAGATCGCTCTACCAGCATTATCATCAGCAAGACTCACTGTGACGTTATTACCACCTCTAAGTCTGATGGTATCCAGAATCGGATCTGAGTCCGAGGAACGTAGAGTCGTGGGTGTTCCATTCGTTCCGTTTTGGGACTCAAAAGTTCCGATAGCACCAGTCGCACCAGTATTACCGTCATCACCAGTTGCACCAGATGGATTGTGGAAGAAGTAAACCTCTTCACCATTTGTAATATTTGCACCAGTCGTGTCTTCAAGTCCAATCGTATAGCGTTTACTTGTTCCAGCACCAGTGGATGACAAAGTGATTGCTCTACCAGTGAATGATTGGGTTCCGTCAGAGGAAATAACATATACTCTGTCTTTACGATCAGTGCTGATATCACTGATGTAATCGTCAATAAATTCACCATCTTTGCTAGTAGCATTGAGTTGAATTTGCGGAGGAACTTGTCCGGGCTGAGTCCGAATAATACCAGTTGAGTCTGGTGTAGTATTTAATTTATCATACAGGAATCCTGCTGGTTTACCTGATGGACCGGCACTACCATCTGCCCCTGCCGGACCCCTACCGCCTGCGGGACCGAAGTTGACATGACCAAAAATATCAGCATCAGAAGATGTGATGTCGCCGCTCTGTTGTGACAAATCAGCGGGTAATAGAGTGATTGTATAGAAATTGCCACTGGAATCGTAAGTGAACGGAGCAATGAATCGTCCAGTCAACGCTGTTGGTTTTGTATCACGAACGATCAGAGAAATGGTATCATCAATTTCAAATATTTTACCACTACCCAATAAATCTGAAAGATCAAAACCTTCAGCATCAGTGCCTGACATTTTAATAGAAGCCAGTTGCGCCCCTCCAATATTAGAGCGGTCAACCCAAATTTCACCAGAGTTCGGAGTGACAGAAGCAATCGAAGCATTATCTACCTGTCGAACTCTAAATCTAAATCCTGCACTTCCTGTTGCACCAGTGGCTCCCGTGGCTCCTGTTGCCCCAGTTGCACCACCACCTTCATCACCTTTTTCTCCCTTCGGAATGAAGTAGACACCAGACGTAATGCCAGATGAAGTTCCAAAGTCTGATCCAAAGAGGCTGTCACTATTGACACCGATTGTTAAGGTTGATGAGAAAGCAGATTTAGATGAAACTTTACCACCAAAAATACCTGACCCATCTCTAGCCTGAACAACAAACGTATCACCAGTCGTGATGCCTGCATAATAATTTTCAATGCTTAAATTATCATCAGAAGTTGCACCAAGTTTAAATTCATTGTCTCCGTTGACAAAACCAATTTCACCTGTGTTGTTAGATGCGGCTGCTAAGAAACGATATCTTAAACCAAAGATGCCAGTTGCACCGGCAACACCATCCTCGCCAGTTGCACCAGTTGCACCCGTCGCTCCAGTCGCCCCAGTGGCTCCTGTAGCACCTGTCGCACCTGTAGCACCCGTGGCTCCTGTTGCACCAGTTGCACCAGTCGCACCAGTGGTTCCGGGTCCGGACTTGACAAAGTAGAAGGCAACAGTTTCATCAGTAGAGAATGACCCTGCTGATGAATCAGTTCCTTCAAAAACAAAGTTTGTGCCGGGAGCAGTAATGTTTGTAGGTCGAACAGTGGCGAACGCCTCGCCATCAATACTTTGAACAATACAAAGATCACCATCATTATCTGTGCTAACTTGGTTCAGATAATTTGTAATATTAAGACCAGTCAACGTGCTTGGGTTAATTGTAATTTTATTTGTGGACGCACTAAAGAATAATTTACCCGCTGCGACACTACCAACATTAGCGGCAAAACTATAAAGGAAGCCCGCCGATCCTGTTGCACCAGTAGCACCTGTTGCTCCAGTGGCTCCCGTTGCTCCAGTTGCTCCCGTGGCTCCAGTGGCTCCGGTAGCACCCGTGGCTCCTGTTGCCCCGGTCGCTCCAGTGGCTCCAGTTGCACCCGTAGCACCATCGGCTCCAGCACTTCCGCTACCTGCACCAGTTACTTGGAATTTGACGATGCCAGTTGTTCCGCCAGCCTCTTGCTCAAAAGATAAAGTAAGACCAACTGTGTCGGCAGTTCTTTGGAAATCAAGACCCTCAAGAGATGCACCAACGGCAGCGACTACGTTATTTACAAGAAGGGTTCCGATAGATCCGGTCGCACCAGTTGGTCCTGCCTGATCACTTGTGGTAGCCGCATTCAGTGTGTAAAGTCTAACTCTCTTTGAATCACTATCGAGCGTTTCTGTTGCATTAACAACAACACCACTGCCACCAGCGATTGCAATACCCTCGGCGGTGACAGATGCCTCAGCAACAGGGAGGATTGTATTATAGGTATTTACAAAACTATTAACAACGATTCCACCAGTAACGCTGGTTCCATCACCTGTGGTAAATCCACGAATATCAATGTTTGTGCCACTTTGGAAATCAAAGGAGTCGGGTGTAATATCACTTCCAAAAATTGATGTCGAGTCATCAAGGAAGTCGGGAGAACTCTTAGCGGCTTCTTTCCACTCAGCAGACACACCTGTTGTAGTGAGAACATATCCACTTGTCGTTCCAAAATTACCACCAACGGCAAGTTTACCACTGACAATATTCAGCGAGCCAAATGTATCTCCACTGGTATCAGAATCAAGACCGCCAACAACAACATCTCCAGATCGTTTTGTATTCAGAACTGTTTTTGCAACACCGTTGTCATCATCACTAGAAATCTTTAAATTACCATCATCAGATGTAACACCAAGATCAAAATTTACACTTCCAATGCCATTTGAATCAAAACGAACTTCGCTCGAATCAAATCGAACACCAAATGTTTCGCCACTTGTGTTTGCGAAAACAAGATCAGAAGCAACGCTTCCCCTTGATTTATATTCTACAGGGAAAGCAGGTGCGGTGACTCCAAACAGACCAATTGCATTGTCAGTATTATCAAAAAGAATCATCGGAGAAACACTAGAGTCGATTCCACCAGTTCCGCCGGGATTTAGGGAAAGAGTATAATTACCCTCTGAGGTTTTTTGGTAGATTAAGTATGTGCCTTCTTCTCTTGTCAAAGATCCTGTGTAATTACCATCTCGGAAAAGAATACCGGCGGAACCACCGGGAGACACAACTTGAATAAGACCCCGTTTGTCGGGTCCGGTGTTACCGTCGAGAGTCACACCAAAAAGAACAGATCCATTCTCAGATGCGTAGATAACGTCATTCGTCACACCACTGAAGAAAGCCTGTGATTCCCATGTTGCACTTGTAGCATTATAAACAAGGATATGTCCTGCTGCTCCTGATGGAAGTTGAGCAGCACCGGAGTCAACGATCACATCCCCAGTTTGACCATTTACGGTTCTTACAACATTTCCATAAAGCGTCGAACCTGTAAAGTCAACAGTTCCACCGGGAAAATTAATATTTGGTCCTGCAAAAGTGATGCTACCAGTAAAGGTAGTATTTCCATGAATA